ATGGAACAAGAAGCACGATTTTTTGCTACAACAATAAACTGTTATACCGAAAATGACGTCTTGATTATTGGTATCGGTAACCATCCGACATCCCCCGACCGTTATTTAATTATTTCGCGTTTTGATGATGGTGAAATTGATGATTCAATAGCTATACAAACCAACAAATCAACCATGGAAGTCGCAAATGCAATCAACTATCTGTTACTCGAAAAAAATGCCCTAACCGTAGAAATAAAGGCGGATAAACAACATCTAGTCGGCGAACAAAAACTGATCGCTGAATTTGCTGATCAAGATATCGCCTTATTAGAAGAATATATTAAAAATATTTTTCTCGATAGTTCTGTTAATATCTCAATCGAGATCTAATATGGCATGTAATCTTTAATTAAAATAATCAGTTATGCAAATCAGAATATAAAACTTTATATTATCCTAGATGAAAACATAGCGACAGATGACATTTCGACAAGCTTTAGCTAACATACGCTGGCTATCATCTGCCCAGAATCATTGGATTATAATCAGAATATTTCCACTACGATAAAATCTATTACTTACTATCAAGTGCCACTGCAACAGATTATTAAGCATGCAGTTATTGTTTATATTACATCTATTAAGATGGTGTTGAGGTGTAACGCAACATATCATTAATTAAAAATGTACTAAACACCTGATGAGCTAGATGATAATGAACATGGTAAAACAATTAAATTATAAACACTTTCTGTGATTAAGTTTGTAGGTTGAAACGGTATTTGTTTAATAGAGAGCTTCATTGGCGAAATAAATTCAAAAACTAGAATAACCAGTTCTTTAGTTAAATTTAGTGGTGACTTGTAGCAAAAATTCAGTTAAACAAAAATAATGATAATAATTTTGATAAGTTCTAAACCGTCACCGCTACCACATAGATTGCAGGAATAAGTACCGTAACCACTTTTATTATCAAACCAGAATCTATCTTTACCACCAAAGATAGGGCTAGGGTAATGTTTACCATTACCCACCTCAATACCTAATTAACTAAAGATTGATTCCCATTTGCCTATCGCTTCGGCTGTAATTTCGTTTATTTTCATTACTGTCCCCTTAATGGACTGTCGCGTTAGATTCAGCTTTGATATCTTCGGCTAAATCAATAAACAATGATGAAAGCAATTCTTGCCCGAATAGAGTTAATGAAATAGGTTTATCTGCGCTTTCTGTGTACATGTCTTTTAACATTCCATAAGTGCGATTTAATCCCTCACTTTCACCAAAATCCTCAATTAAACATTGCTTAAGATTGATATTTAAACCTAAGACTATTAAATCTTTATTAATATCAATCTTGATACCCTCATGAATAAATACCTGACTATCATTTTTGTTAATCTGCTCAATTAAAAACAAACCTGCTACTATCGCCATAGTTGAATCAACGATGATATGGTGAATTGCGGTTATTTTTTGATTATTATTCATTATCGTTAACTTCCTTAATCATTAAGTTTATCGTCGAGTAAATTAATTTGATTGGAAGCAAAGCAAGCAACATTTTTTAATTGTGCTAACAAGTAACCAATGTCGCGTGTATCGTCTTTAAATTGTTGTTCCTCATATTCTTCACATTCAGAAGCCCAAAACAACAAATTACCAATAGCACCGATTCCCCATATAATTGATTGTCTAAGTTCCTCTAAGTGTGCTTTTGCGTGTAATAAGTTTTGTGGTTGAATATCAGCCTGATATAAATTCAAGACAGATAAAAGGTTAGTTAGGTCATATTGCCCATTTTTAGGGCATAGGGTATCATTACTATTAGCCATAATCATTACCTCTTTTAATGTTATTGTGGTTAGATCCCTCGATAGTGTTCCACCACTTCGAGGGATTGATTTTTTGGTCGTTACCATTATAATGGTCGTTACCATGTAATTATAATAATATAGGGTAAGTACCATGTCAACACCAAAAGAAAAAAGATCACCACAATACCAAATGCGGTTAACTGAAGAATTCAGGCAACAGCTAGAAGAAGAAGCTGCAAAAGATGGCGATACAAATTTAGCAACTTGGATAAAGAGGGTTTTAAGAAAAGAATTGCAATCAAGAGGAATCACTCCAAAAGCATAACTAAAATTCGTTCAAACGCTTCCAAATCTACCCATGTTTTTAACCCTGCGTTATTATAAGAACGTGCTTTAAACGCGTTACGCTTTGGCACGAGTTCAATGCTTTTGATTAGTTCTGTTGACATTGATATACCTTAATTAATTGATTTTAGTGATTGAATATATGGGCAACTGTGGCAAGTTGCCTTTTTTATTAAATCAATTCTGGTTGATATTTTTTCCATAGTGCTTGCTCTTCTGCTATCAAATTAGCTTTCCATTTTTTACAAGCTTCTAAATTGCGTCCTCTTCTGCTTGATTCAACAAGATATTCTTTTTCACGTTTAGCATAATCATTTAAGAAAGACCAAGGCACACCATAAGCACCCGTTTTACGAATTGCTGGAATAACTTCACCAAATACCCAATTACTAAATCTATAGGCAAATGTTCCTTGCTGAGTCGCCTTTCTACTTCGTGAAATGAGTTTATAAAATCCTGATTCTGAAACTATGGCATAAATTGGATTACCGCTATTTTCGTAACTTAAAGTTACAGTATTCCGTTCATGCTCATTTAATGACATTAATGCTTTTCTTGAGTTTGTAATTTCCAATGCTTTTGCAATATCAATAGCTATAAACCAAGGTTCACCCAAATAAGTGATAATTCGTACTTTGATGCCATCAAATTTTATGATGCTTAATTCATCTTGTTTAACTATTATCTTAGTAGCTTCCATTGGCAAATCCTCGGCGTTTAGTAGGTTGATTAATTTTTTCAACTACTGGCGGATTATCGATCCAGTGAAGTAATTCCACTAATGACCAACCGCATGAGTTAGCACCTAATGATTTTCTTAATGGATATTTACCGTCTTTCTCAAGTTGCCATGCTGTTGAACGGGCGATACTAGTAATTTTGTATCTCTCATTTTCACGAACAAGGCGATCATATTGGATACCATATTTATCCCTAATGACTTTGTGTTGTTCAGGTGTGATTGAATATGACATTGAAAGCCTCCTACTGTACTCGGTTGCTTTCTAAGTAGGTTTTAACCTCAGCCATATCGTAAACGACGCGACGTTTACCTACTTTTAAACCTTTTGGGAAGTTTGGATCATAGCGTAATGTGTTTTTAGCACAGCCTAAAATTAACGCCAGTTCGTCAAGAAAATAGTATTTTGGAGTGTTTAATTGCATTGTTTACCTCAATAAGTTTGTTTGTGTTTAACTAAAGAGGTAATTATTGAGATTTTTATCGGAAATGCTCCGCACGCGGAATCATAGTTTGGCTTGCGGAACAAATTTTATTGATTTAGTTAGCTAACTTTTTATTTACCTTTAGGTTTACTAGGTTTTACGTCTGGTCTATTTCCTGGTGTATCCTTGTTATCTCGTTGACGTTGATCTGGTTTACCTGTTGATGGAACAATTCGTTTTGGACCTGGTTTAAGAGCCATATAGTTCTCCTTAAAGTTTAAGAGGAAAAATCCTCTACATAAATATATATTATGCTAGACAAGTTATCAAGAAAGGGGGGCAATTTTCAATAATTCACTCATTATTGAGACTCAGCCTTAGTAAAATAGAATGCTATATCATGATTTATATTTTTTGTTTAACATTGACCACATTGATTCTAGGCGTCTTTTTACTCATACCTTTTAATGTATTATCTAATTCTTGATTAATTGTCTCTTGCTTCCATTGACGAGCTTTAGAGCATAAAAGTTCTTTTAATAAAAAAAGAATATTTTGAAAATTTTCAATAGTAAAACTATCATCTTGTATTTGTTGGGTGAATATATCCAATTCTTCTTTAGTTATAACGACATCATTTATAGAAAATTCAAATTGAACAGGTAAGAGAACACGAGGTAAAACCTTCTCAAAATTATTTGGAAAACTATCATTTTCTATTCTATTGTTTGAGGCATTAGAAAAATATTAGTTTTTACTGTTTGTCCATTTTTTAACTTATCAATATCACCATAAGATATTCTTAAATAACTACTGATAAATTCCAATAATAAGTCAATTCTTTGAAAATTTTCATTTTCCATTTTAATGAATCTAATATTGTAGATATCAATTTCACTATAGTTAGTAAAGTTATTGCTATTTCTTTATTGAGTTTATCTTTTATCCATTCAGCTATTTAATTCGTTGAATCAAAATCATATTCTTCAGTAACAAAAGAACAACCCAATTACTTCTTGCTTACCTAAATCAATTTGATGCGATACAGGATAAAAAAGCCCAATTTCACCGATTAAAGCATAATGAAGCTAGTCATCTAGATCAATATGTTCTTTATCTGGAATATAGGAATTAATTTTCTTAACTGCTTTATCTAATGAATAATGTTGTCTTTCTGGTAATGCCATTGTTCCCCTAAACAATCACTTATGAAATGATTACGCCAGTCCGTTAGCGTTACGGATATTCGGGGATCAGCCTAAGCGTAATCTTTTCATTATACCATTACCGTATAAAAAGCTATTATTCGAATAACCACATTTTTGGATTTAGCCTGCCAAAGGAAAGGATCTCATTGGGAAATCAGCACGGATTTGAAATCCGACCTAATGACATGTTTTAATGTTATATATGTTATTACTTTCTTTTAATAACACTTAAAAAAATATATATAAATCAATTATATTATGTTATTAGTGTTGTTAGTGCTATTAAAATATATATAAAGTGTTTATTAAATAATAGGTAATAAAAAACCAGTCTAATTGACTGGATTAAATATGTGATTATGGCAAAACTTATCATTAACGGTTTTCAAAGCATTACTCTCTAATAAAGACTCATTCCCTTGGCTTGGCTGACTTGATTTGAGTATCATTTAGAGGTTTTATAATCTTGGCCATGTTATACGAATTTAAGTTATATTTGAGCGTATAACATAATATATAACATAAAAGTTTGAATTTCGCTAAATCTACTTGAACTTAGTTAAACAGTAAATTAGCTAAAAAGCTTGTTAGATAAAGGTTTTTTGAACGTTATTGAATTTTGATGAATTAAGGGATGGTGGGTTGTGAGGGGATCGAACCCGCGACCAATTGATTAAGAGTTCTATGTACACATTATTAAAATCAATAACTTATAATAAAATCAACACGTTAAAATACTGAATACAGCCGACCAAAACCGAATAAAACCGATTTCGACCGCCATTTTACCGCCACTCACAAACACTAAATATTATTAAATGGATTTAGTCTTATGGCATCCTCGAAGTGATCGGGGGCAAAGTGAGCATAACGCATTGTCATTTTAATATCTGTATGACCAAGTATTTTTTGCAATACCAATATATTACCACCATTCATCATAAAAAAACTCGCAAAGGTATGACGTAAAACATGCGATAATTGCCGATCTGGTAATTCTATTTCAGCTCTTTTAATGGCAGAACGGAAAGCCGAGTAACACGGAGTGAAAAGCTGACCATCTTTTTTAGGAATTTGCTTAAAAAGTTCATCGCTTACAGGGATGGTGCGATTACGCTTGCCTTTAGTATTAATGTAGGTGATTTTCCCATCTTTGACTTGAGAGCTTTTTAAACTTTCGGCTTCACTCCATCTGGCTCCGGTTGCTAAGCAAATTTTAATAATGGTTGTTAAATCTTTTGCTTTGCTCTGCTCTGCTGAGGCTAACAACATCCTAATCTGTTCAGGTTGCAAGTACGCCATTTCTTGCTCATCAATTCTAAATTGGCGTATACGCTCGACAGGGTTTTTAAGTGTCCATTCCCCTAATCTAATCAGCTCATTAAACATCGATTTTATATATGATAATTCAAGATTTAACGTTCGAGGTGCAACGGTTTTAACTCTATCTGTACGATATAATTCACCATTCAATCGCCTCGTTCGGTAATCGGTAAAGTCTTTCGATGTAAAATTTTGCGCCAACGGGTTTTTGATGCTTTCAGCAATAAATAACAGAGTAGTATAAACGTTTTTGCCATCGCTTAGCGTTTTACCGTGCGAATTATGCCAAAGCTCAATGAGATCGGATAATCGCCGTCTATCTTGTTTTTCGGCGATCCAAGGTTTGATTCCTGCTTGCTCGTCTAAATAGTTTTCATAAGCGATCGCCTCTCCTTTGGTAATAAAGGTTTTACGAATGCGTCGCCCACCATCCAAGTATTTCTCAAATAGCCACTTGCCATTTTTTTGTTTTCTAATAGACATAATTTAATCTTCGCAAGCATCCTCAATATAGAACGATGACGATAATGTCTTTTTGTCGTTAAATGTATAACGATAAACAAATTCAAGATCGTTATCTGTAAAAAATGAAACGAATGTATCATCGTCGCACATTCTTTTATCAAACATTAATTGCGAGTATACATCGACATCATTTTGAGTATATTTGGTGCTTTTATCTCTATAACGGTAATCGTAAACTATTGCCGCTCCCTTTGAACTTATATTAGTTAATGACATTTTGTCGTTAACTTTTATTGGTAAATTGCCATATGCCTTTTGGAATTCTATTTTTGCCATTTTAGCAATCTCTCTCGCGACACCGCTTTGATTACCGCTCGCAAAAGTTGGCGACGTAAACAAAAGGCATGCTACGAGAGGTAAAGTTAATGCAGTAATTTTCTTCATCATCCTATCCTTATTATTAGTTCTTGAAAATACTATTTTTTAATAGCATGTATTCGTCATCTGTTATTGCTTCTTCTTTCTTTAATTTCGAAATACGCTCTAATTTCTCCAAGTCTTCGTTTGAAAATTCTATAGATTTTTTTTCTAATTTAACCCCATCAATATTTGGCTCGCCATCCCCGGTGCAAAGCCATAATAAATCAGCTCCAGTCTCCAGTGCGCATTGAATAACTAGATCCGCGGGAAATGTATTCCTAGTTATTCGATTTGATATGACGCTAACACCTACGCCAAGCTTTTCAGATAACGCTTTAACTGTTTTTAATTTGTATGCTGTTACCATTCTTTCTACTACATTTCTGCAGTTATCCGTAAAGTTCATGTTTACCTCGAAACGAAATAAAAAATAAAAAAATATACGTTAAGGTGTTGACATACACCTAAACGTATAATATTGTAATTAACAACACCGAATCGGTGCTTTTTAACACCTAAACGACCGAATATAACCGAATAAAACCTATAAAAGGAAATAATGCACTATGAATCAAGATTTATCAATAAATTTTGGCGCCGCTTATATGACTGTTGAGGAATATGCAAAGCATTCAGGTATGAAAGTTAAGACAATCAAGGATTATGTTTTAAAAGGTTATCTGCCTGTTCGCAAAAAAACATCGCCGGCAAACGATCAATCATTTTAATAAATAACGCCGCTCTGGTAGCGGAAGCGCTACAAGACCGAAACCCAACCATTAATTTGTGAGGTACAAAATGAGTCAAGCTATCTATTTGAGTCCAAAATCGGCGAACGTGGGAACTGTAATTTATATTCGTTTCAACAGACATAATCCCGACGGTTACCTAGAAACATCAACGGGTAGAGTTATTAAATTGAACGGGTTAAATGGTGATGCAAATGGAAAATCAAACAGCAAACCAAATCACTAACCATCGCAGTTATTTACGTGAGTTTCACAAAATTCTAAGCGGAAAACGGAGCCTAGCTAGATCAGCATTTAACAGCTTAAAACCGGGGCAAAAATTATTGCTAATGAAGGCCGCGGGGATACAGCAACGCACAACAATGATTTACAACTCCGATGGTAGCAAATTTAAACATGTGTTTGCGCCCGATTATGATTATTTAACAGATGATGAATTAGACAACTTAAGAATAGGTTTACAACGATTGCAATCAATAATTGATGCTTTTGCACTTTGTGAAGATGAAGATTTTAAAAAAGAAATAAGGAGAGTGGCATGAATACTTTTACCGTCGGACAACTGGAAAATGCACTAAATATAACAAGATTCGACACCAAAAAAGGCTTATGTGATGTTTTTACAACTAAGCTTGAAAGATTGGCGGCTCATATTCGCGCCGGAAAATTAAATTGTTTTGAGGCCGCAGAACTTCTAGAAAACGAAGCCGAGGCAATGCGTAATCAACATTACGAGGACATGTCTAATGCGTGATTCAGTAGATAGAGCCAACAACCTTGCACAAAGTGAAATAGATAGTCTTGTTGCGAAAAGGAAGGTTTATACGGGTAAGTCGGCTCTTTATTGTTGCCAATGCAGCGATCCAATACCACAAGCACGCCGCGACGCTATCCCCGGAGTTAGTTTATGTGTCGATTGTCAACAAGAGGAAGAACAGAGGGCGCGCCATGGGCTTTAGAATTTCTGAACACCTGCACAACAGTCTGTACCGACGATTCAACAAAACAGAGTTTGATGAATCAGTTTTTGTTCAAACGCCAACACCCAGCACGCGCCCCTCATATATTGAGGCGGCAATATCAGAATATGGGCTATCAATAAGAGCCAAACAACAACCATTAATAAAAGGAATAACTATGTTTGATAAAAATTTATTCGATTCGCACAAATTTAAAACCATATTTAATAGGTTCGACCGCTGTTCATGCCGCAGTTTAATCAAAAAAATAACTGTTGATAAACACGCATTTGAAATGATCGCAATTCATGATTTGAGGATCGTCTATATTAATACAAATGAAGATTTTGATTTAATTAATGAATCAACAGTAATTATCACATGCGGTGATGCTGCGTTAATTGCGAACGTGACAGGTTTGTGTAAATCAAGGGTAGATACCGACATGTCATTACTTGAATTTGAATTAGTCATCAACCACTAGCTAAATAACTCAACAATTAAAAATAAGCGGCGATCAGCCGCTAAGGCTCAAAAATGTGTGTAGAAATCGATTCAAGATGTTACCAACCAAACACTATCAACGTTGTTTTAATTAGCGGCGGTAAAGACAGCACTGCCGTTGGACTATTAGCAAAAAACGCTAACGTTGAGCGTTTAAATGTGTTTGCAGATACCGGGCACGAGCATTCAATAACATATGAATATGTAAAATATCTGTCTGAAATATTGGGTGAAATTCATCAAGTCAGAGCTGATTTATCAAAAGACATCGAACGTAAGCGCCAGTACATTACTGATCATTGGCAAGATAATTTAATCAGCCGGTATGGATTTAGTAAAGAACGCGCTACCGCAGCAGTAAAACGGGCACTAGATATATTACACCCTACCGGCAACCCTTTTCTTGATTTGTGCATGTTAAAAGGTCGATTCCCGTCAACAAAAGCGCGGTTTTGCTCAACAATACTAAAACATGACGCAGTTAAACATCAAATTATTGATCGGTTATTAGATAGGTATGAGGAAGTTATCATCTGGCAAGGCGTGCGCGCACAAGAAAGTCCGGCGCGGGCAAATTTGCCTGTTTGGGAAACCGACGCTGATAATACACCCGGACTACATGTTTATCGTCCAATTCTGAATTGGTCACACGATCAAGTCTTTTCATTTGCAAAACAAAACGGCGTAAAACCGAACCCTCTTTACCTGCAAGGCTTTTCGAGGGTTGGCTGCATGCCATGCATTCACGCCCGAAAATCGGAACTAAGGGAAATATTTTTACGTTACCCGTATGAAGTTGCACGAGTTGAAGCGTGGGAGCGTTTAGTATCTCTATGCTCCCCTCGCGGATGTTCCACTTTTTTTATTTCGACTATTGACCCCTGCAATTCTGAGAAAAATAACTCGAATGTTAGCACCGAATCTCACGGTATCAGAACAGTTAAAAATTGGGCGCTGACAACCAGAGGAGGACGTCAATTTGATTTGTTGGCAGGTATAAATGAAAGCGCTACGTGTAATAGTGTTTACGCCGGCATTTGTGAATAAGGAAAAATTTGATGCGCCCAGAAAAGTCGTTTTTAAAATGGGTCGGTAGTAAAAGCCGACTAATACCTCAATTACTCCCTCACCTACCTAGCGGCAAACGATTTATTGAGCCGTTTGTAGGTGCTGGTAATGTTTTTATTAATACTAATTACGATCAATATCTCTTGTGTGATAAAAATTGGGATTTAATAAATGTTTATAAATGGCTAAGAGATGATTTGGCTATATTGTTAAATGAAACAAAATCACTATTTGAAAGCCAGCCCGATTTTTACGATGTTAGAGCTCGATTCAATAATTTTACACCGTTGTTATCCTCACGACGCGCTGCTGAATTTATTTATTTAAATCGTCATTGTTTTAATGGAGTTTGTCGCTATAACTCAAAGGGCGAGTTTAATGTCCCCGTTGGTAAACATAAACGCATTTATTTCCCGAAAAACGAGATGATCTCGTTTAGTAATAAATTAATCTCAGTACCAGTTGAGCTGGTGCGAGCTGATTTTAGCGCGGTTATCGGAAGCGCCAAAATTGGTGATGTAATTTATTGCGATCCTCCTTACATCTCAGGAACCAAAGACGACATTTTTACAGGCTACACACCCTGCAAATTCGATGCAGAAACCACAAAGCGTCTACATGATTTACTTGTTTTAGCAGTAAGAAGGGGCGCAACTGCGGTTATATCTAACAGCAATAATTCATTAGTTAGAGAGATTTTTAATGATTTTGAGGTCTACGAAATTGATGCTAGACGTAGCGTTGCAGCAAACGGCAACCGCCATCCCGCAAAAGAAATAATCGGAGTGCTAACGCCTGAAATGGTTTAATCATAATTATGGAGTTTAATTTATGTCATTAATCACGACTATTTATTTAGTATCGACACTTACAACACTAAGACTTTTAGCTATCTCAATTTTTTTAATTGTTATTTTTATATTAATCGTATGTTGTGTGTTCTGGATCACCGAAGACGACGGAGCGAAGAATAAATGCCTCTCTAAATATTTTTCAGATAAAAGAATCAAATATTACAAAGCCACGCTCGCTCTCTCGTTATTTTTATTTGTTGCAATACCACCCCAGAGCAATATGTATGCAATGCTAGCAATTAAGGCTGGGGAAAATATTTATCAGTCAGAAATAGGGCAAAAAGGCCTTGAGCTATTAAGTTTAAAGCTTGATGAATTTGTTGCCGAAACCAAAAGCGAATTAAGTAAGTAATAGAATGGCAACAATCACGCAAACACTACCGCCAATCACTAATAGCGCACGTCATGCACTGGGTTTTGTTATGCGTGATTTTTACGAAACGGCCGGTCAATATTTACCAACGCAGCATATCCAGCCAAAATCACAATATGCAGTCGCCCGCCGAACACCTAAAGAGCTGACAGTCATTGAGCGCCCTCTCTGGGAGCAAATACCGCACGAATACGATTATTTTCATCCGTTTTTTAGTGACACCCCTCAATTTATAGGCAGTTATTTTGCTCGTAAATACGGCTCGCTCTATCAAGAAAAGGGATCTAAGGCTGCAAATACCTACCTGCGCACATGCGGGCTAACACGCTGTGCAGAAGTTCAGGAACAATACACAATAAAAGACACTGGCAAAAGCTTGATTGCTCAGCAGTTTTATAAACAACTATCAACATTGCCAACGCTCGACAAGAGCGACGTCAACGATTTGGGTGCTGATATTTCTAGCTATATGCAAAATTTAATCATCAAATTTTTAGAAACCGATGAATTTAAATTAAATGATTCCGAGCATGAACTATCTATCTATAAATTTGCATTAGAACAGTTAAAACCACTCAAAATTACCGCCCCCTATTTTGTTGATTACCAGAAAGGAGAAATTAACGAGCAACAAATCGTGATTGCGCTCGCTAAATTATCTGATGCTAAATGGTGGCAAAACAAATTAAAACGGCAGTGGGCTTTTCAACGCGAACATTTAGCAATAGCCGCCGGGCAAGTGCAAAAATCAGCCAGCCCATACGCCAGCCGCACTTGTGTTGGTGAGTGGAAAGAACAGAAACGGAAAAATCGGGAGTGGCTGAAAAACCAATGTATCGAAAACGTAGATACAGGCGAGCAGTTCGAGCTTGCCCTACAGGTTGACAAATCAAATGCAAATCCCGCAATTCGACGTTGCGAGCTAATGATACGTATGAGAGGCTTTGAGGATATAGCTAATGAGTACGATTATGTTGGTGCATTTATAACAATAACTGCGCCATCAAAATATCACTCCGTCCATGCGGCCGGCGGGTTTATTAAAAATTGGAATGCCGGCACCCCTCGTGATACGCAAAAATATTTATGTAGTGTGTGGGCAAAAATTAGAGCAAAACTAAACCGAGAAAATTTGCGCATTTTTGGCTTTAGAGTTGCCGAGCCACACCATGATGGAACACCTCATTGGCATATCTTAGTATTTATGCACCCTAAAGATAAAGAGCAAATCCATAAAATCATGAGGTCATATGCATTAGATGAGGATCCATTTGAGCCGGGTGCCCAGCAAAACCGTTTTAAATTTGTCGATATCGATCCGACTAAAGGCTCGGCCACCGGCTACATAGCTAAATATATTTCCAAAAATATTGATGGGTACCAGCTTGGCAATGAAATTGATGACGAAACAGGGCAAAACTTAAAGGACATGGCCAAAAATGTGACTGCGTGGTCATCTCGCTGGGGCATTAGACAGTTTCAGCAAATAGGCGGCGCCCCGGTCACAGTGTGGCGGGAACTTAGACGGCTAGGAAGCCAAAAAGTCGAAAACCCAATAATCGATCCAGTTTTAGCTGCTGCAGATGTTGGTGATTGGGCGGCGTACACACAATTACAGGGCGGCGCAACTGCCGAGCGGCGTGACATAGTAGTCAGGATTTCATACGAGGCAGAACTAAACCAATTTGAAGAAGATGTTAAAAAAATCAAAGGTGTTTTTGCTCCTATTTTAGGTGCAGCATCTTTTATATGCACTCGTTTAATCAAGTGGGCTATTGTTTCGAACTCTAAAAATAGGAGCGATAGCGACCCTCGGAGTTCTGTCAATAACTGTACGGAGGTTAAAAAATCACCGCAGGACGATAGGCGTGAAAAAGTGATAAATGAGCTAAAAAAACATCAAATAAATTACAACCCGCATCAGTTAAATCATCTTTTAGCGGGTCGGGAACTAAAATTTAGTGACAAATTGCTAATAAAATGGGTTAAAGACAAATTGGCCGTAATCGACTTACGCCAAAAATGGAGTGGTATACCGCCAGATATAGAGTGGAGTTTTTAAATTTTGTAAAAAACTTTCAGGATAATATACGTTTAAGTATAAAACAGGGTAAATACACATGTTGACAATAAAACTAAAATCGATATATAGTAAAAATACGTTAGCAAAATCTAACGTTAGGCTTGGAATCCTAAACTTACAAAGAGCATAACCGCTCAACGCGGTATTTTTATGCGCGCTTAGTCATACCTTTTCAATGGTGGGCTGGGTAAGGGAGCCGAAAGGCTCGCCGTTTTCTTTGTAGGCGGAATTCCAACCTTATTCAGTTCACCGCCAGCGCTTGGAATCGCTGTTGGTGTTTACTTAATTTATTATACAAAGGTAAATACTATGAAAAACTTTAACCAGCTTACACAAGTCGACACATCCGAAAACGTTATTATCAACTTGAATACTTACGCAAAAATCGAACAAGCCGAAACAATCGCCCGTAATTGCATCAATGCACATTCAACCCCTGCCGATTTTATGGTTATAATTTGCTGTATTGCGAATTTATTGCATGCGGTGATTGAAAAATCTGAATAGAATTTCTTTACAAGGTTGTCTATTGATGACCTTGTATAAATTATTTACCACTCTATAATTGTTATGCAATTAAACAATTAAGATAATGATTATTGGAGTGTGTATGAAAAAATTAATTTTAAGTATAGCTATTTTTTTTATTCCTTTCTCTTTTGCAAATGAAGCAAAGCCTTATGAAATTATCTCAAAAAATGATACATCATTTGCCAACAGACCTCGTGCTCAGATTTTTATTGTGGCTCCCGAAACAAAAACCTTGCAACAACGAATTGATACAGCAAAAATTGCCGCCACAGATTATTCTTCAAAAACAGGAGCTAAAGTTGTAACTGTTTTCTTAATGCCTTTTCCAGAAGCTAAAGGGACAGGCTATTATTTAGCACAAGCTTCTTATTGGAGTGATGGTTGTGGCAATTCAGGAACACAGTGCGATGATAAGATCTGGCAAATAAATTCAACTGATCAACAATTAAGTGATGAACAATTAAAAGTCGCCAAAGAATATTATGCTAACGCTGATTTCTATTCTAATTCTAAAAAATTTCTTGATAAAGATGGGTTACCTGATGAGAAGAAAATAATTAGACACATTACTAAAAAGCTTAAAATTAAAGCTAAAAATGTTGATTTTCCGTCATTATTTTTAGAACCAGTTGAATAAATTTTTTACCGGACACCTAACGGCATGAAAATGTAAAATTTAGAAAGAATGAATAAACTTAAAGCCCTTATATTCGGGCTTTTTCTATGGCGGGCTGAGTAAAGGAGGCGAAAAGCATCATCATTCATTTAATAGTCTGAAGTTATTGTTAGATTATTAACCAGTTTTTATATTTTCAATTTGCGCATAGAGGATTGGATTATAAAAACGGGAATTCGGAAAAGAATTACAAAGTTTATAATAACTAATAGATAATAAAAAGAAAATTATCACATATACAAAACTTACTTTGTCTTCAAAAAATAATTGAAAATAACAATAAATTGTATTTGCTCCTACTGAATCAATAACAAAAATTTCAAATATAGAAAAAATAAAAATCCCTACAATGAGATTTTGCAATTTATACTTATTTTTCAATTTTAAATCAAATTTTTCTGATTCTGTAAGATAGATATTCATTAAATAATCTGGAAATTTATCAAACTTTTTTACTATTTCACTATTTGATAACTGATGATATGAAACATATCCTTTACTTAACTTATAATCATTCGTTAAAGATGTTTTTTTTAAAAATTTCAAATCAATTTTGGTAATTAAATTACTCGCGATTATCTCTATAATTGGTAAAAGAAATATTGAAAATATTCCAAAAAGTGTAATCATGATGATTATATTAGCAAAACTGACATCTAATATATGCACTAGTGAATAACTAAATATTCCACTACCAGAAATATAAAATGAAATAACATCCACAAATAAGTAACAGTAAACAAAATTAGCTAGCCACATTGGTTGCCACGCTTTTTCTAAAAAACTATAAAAAGTATTTAAATCTACTTTTTGTGATAAATTCATAAGCAAACCTATATTAAATAGAAGAAAAGAGTGGACAATGCCACTCTTCAATACACGGTATCATTTGTTACCTTTAGCTTGTTCTAATACTGAACCAGCTAATGACTTCGTAGTCTTACTATATTTAAAGCTATTTAATACTTCAGAAGCCTTGACTGCCATCTTTTTTGACGTAGTTTTGTTTGGTGATACTTGTGACAAAACGCTTCCAGCCAAAGATTTTTGAATAGAACTTGATGTACTATTTTGTAATGTTTTAACTGCAATTTTAGTTGTTCTTGTCGAGCTAATATTTTTAGACATTTTGTATTATCCTATAATTAAATTAAATCATGCTGTTTTATCTGCAACCCAAATAGGAAAAGCTTTTAAGCCACACTGACTAGCATAAACCCTTTTCCCGCTTTTTGTTGTAATAAAAGTTCTAAAAATTAAGGTATAACCTTCTCTTTTTTCTTTAGACATAATATGCCTCCTTTAAATTTCGCTATTGACGAAACTTAAGGAAGTATGAGACACTACAAAACGCCAATTAAGTATGTGTCTTTATCATACCCCTAAGAAACCAACGATAGCGTTTTCGTTGGTTTTTTATTATTTGTTTTTATATTTCATCCATGATTCCGCTGCTGCCAAACTGACTCCAAATTTATTAGCGATCTCTTGTGCGTTCATATCATCAGTCACAAATATTTGATTAATTAAAAATGAAGCAGCAAAAACATCTGCTTGCCATTCTGAATCTTCATAAATTTTATGCTGACTACATGTACTTCTTGCAAATATTTCTTGCTCTTTATGCATTATTAAATGCCCTATTTCGTGAGCTATTGTAAATCTGGCTCTAGAATCGCCATCAAATGCATTATTATACACAGAATCTCTTACATAGATTTTTCCTTTATCCGGATGAGTATATGCATATTTCTGTTGAACTCGTTCATCATTATCTTCGAGTATAATTAACATGTCATTATGAATGAAAATCTCCATTAAACTAGCCATATTAATATACTCTTTAAATTCATACCCTAAAATTTTTCTTGCTTCATTTGCATAATTTTTTATTGTTTTACAGCTTTTTCCACTAACTCTTAACCCCAATTTTCTGATTCTACTTTCATTCATTATTTTTATTCTCCAAAACAGAATTAATTTTTTCTAAATCTTTTGAATCTAAATTATCAAGCATTCTCGCAAATTCAATGAATACATCTTTTTGTCTAGCATTGGCTGAATCTAAATTTACAGTAAAATGAGAACTAAATGATTCAACAGAATCCTTTAACTCTTTATAATCAGATTCAGATAATGCATAACTTTCTTTTAATTTGTGAAGAAAATCATTAGGAACAGCTCTTTTTCCTAATTCGATTGCGGACAAATAGGCTGAGCTAATACCTAAAGTTTCAGCCATTTTTCTAAGCGTTGTTCCGTGATCTATTCTAAGCTTTCTTATCAATTTACCTAATTTAGTCGCCATATCTATATCCTCGTTAATACTTTTATTATAGTTATTATAGTTTGATTTATTTTTCTATACTAAATAGATTCAAACTCAATGTCAACACGTGTAAACAAAATTTATTTTTGTGAAATTAATTTAATCTTGTGCATGATAACTAATTCCTCATTTAAGGAAAATATATAAATTTTTTTACTGCACACCTATACTGCACGAAAACGCAAGTTCTAAAAAGGATCACGGATCACTAAAGCCCTTATACTGGGGCTTCTTTTTTGATATTTGCAACTTTGCACAATTTTCCACACTTTTAGTGCGGGGGTGAGGTGGGGTCTCAATGGCGCAATTTTATCTATAACCTTTTCAATCATCATCAAAATAACTAATTATATTAAACATCAAGCACACTAAGAGACAAAATGAGTAAGGGGTTAATCGCCACCCAACAAATAAAAAAGTGTCAGCATGAGCGTTATAGAGAGAGTTTGAATGGATGGTAATAAAAAGCCCATTCGGGCTTTGGTTTTATGATTGTTATTCAAGACTATAGGGGTTAAATTTTACAACTTCGTCCCCCATCCAATCATTTAGTTGTAAAAATCTATCTTGAAGCGGTTTGATTTCGTTTCGGGCAAATACTTTTGATGCCTTTTCTGGATCACCAAACCCCCCCGTATTTTTTGGTGTTATGCCCATTAATGATGGCGGCACTCGGTGTGCTGTTAAGATATCATCTTGGCTTACTGATTTGATGTCTGCAAAATTATCTTTAGCGGCCACTTCTCCAACGGGTATCAGTTTTAATCCATCTGGGTTGCCGTTTGGTGCATACATTAGCAAATTACGAAAGTTGCCCGGCCCTCTACTGCTTTGTAATGCTTTCTTTAATTCTTCAATATCTTTTTCGTTATGAGATGGATTAGACAAATATAAAATAAACCCAGCATGAGAACCATTTTTATAATAACGTTGACGAAACACTGTGGCTGAATTATCCAGCCAGATAGAGTTTATTGTCGATAAATATTCTGGGGATCCGTATATTTCTTGATTTTCATTCGGTAATAACAGATGAAAGACGGAATTTTTTTTGAATTCGTGCTCCTCGAATAGATTATCAATATTCGCATATTTGCTAGAATTTATATAATAATATCTATCGGTATCAACACCCCGCCTAGTATATTTCGCTAACGTTGGTAATAGCCCGGTTGCTTGTTTTAACATGTTTGAACGTTTTTCCAGATAGCAATTACCAAAAATAAGGAAATCATGAACTATTCTTTCAAAATTAAAACGCGTCAAATATTTATGAGGTATAAAAGTGCTTGTTAATATATTTCTTTTAACATATATGGGGCTGCTGTGATATGAAGATGATGCCCCGAATGTATTTGACAATGTATTAAAATTAATGTGGGGTTCATACCACTTGCCGCACTCAATACACTGTAAATAGTTAAGCAGATCTTTAGCGCTGGAAAGTGGCTCGCTCTCTCCAAAACTAAAGCACTCTATATTGTCATCATTCTTTTTTAAATCGGTCATTATTAAAATACTCCCATAAAACCACTATTACTATTAACACCGCCTAAACTTTCTAGCGGCTCGTTATAAATTGCGTGCATAGTTGCCCACGCTATATCTGCGTGTGAAATTTCATCATTGCGATCAGCAATATATGTAACAAATCGTTGGCTGGCTGTTAATGTCTTACGAATAGCCATAAATGATTGAGCCAGATCAGTCCATCCGGCATCGAATTCTAAGCGTTGACGTCTTAACACATCTTGCATTTTCAAAATCAATCGTTGCTTAATTTCGATTGAATACTTGAAAGCAACCGCTGCTGGGTAAAATTGTTTAACTAATTGATAAACGCCCTCACCTAGTCCTGTTGCATCAATTCCTATATAGGTCACGTTATATCTTTCGGTCATTTTGCGAATAGCTTCGGCTTGTGCCGCAAAGTCCATGCCCGTCCATTGATGCTTTTCAATTATTCTAAATTTTCCCCCCTCAACTAATGGAGGTGCTACTACAACACACCCGGCACTATCCCCTGTGTGCGATGGGTCGTATCCTATCCACACGGGCCTGTCACCTAACGGCCTTAAGGCAAACGGTTTATAATCATTCCACACATCCCACGAATCAACCATGCAGGGTTGTAGACTTGATAGGGGGAAAACTGAGGCTGAATCATCAATAAATTGGCATAAAAAAAGGTTTGCAAATTCATCGGAACTATATTCCATTTTAAGTTGATTTATATCAAATAAATCAAACCCTAGTCGTTCTGCATCTTCAATTGTAACGATTTGGCGCCATTGACCGTCAGCGCAAACAGAACCATCTTTAAGCGCTTTATGCGATACATCAATGCTAATTTGATCTTCTTTTCGCCGCCCTTTATTAAATAACTGTCCAGTCCAAAACTTGTATGCTTCGTGAGTAATGCTTGATGGTGTAGATAAATATGTTTGCCGCCATCTTTTTTGGCTAGCCATCGCCGATACGACTTTTCTAAACTCTAAAAAACGACCGATCCAAAAATACTCATCAAGATAAACATTCCCGTGATAACTTTGAGCAGTTTTCGAATTTGTCCCTAAAAATCTAATTCTAGCGTCATTATGAGGGAAGTGAATTACATCGCCTTTTAGATCCATGTCGATGCCATGGAAAAAATCAACAATATATTGACGAGACTGGAACGCTTGAGCTTTTGATGCCGATAAATATATTTGATCTCTACCTGTGTTAACCGCATCAATCGCCCCTTCATGAGAGAAATACATAGTGGCACCGATTTGTCTCGATTTATTTATATTTCTTATTCGATGATTAATACCGGCTCGATACCAAATTCGCTGATGTTCATATAAACCCTCATTAAATAACTCATTCAGTTTTTCTATCTGCGCCTCAGTTAACAAATTTGTTTTAGGTTTTTGTTTAGGTGCTGAATTGCGATTAGCAACATTGGGATTAAGATCGGTTTCGTTACCACCGTTTTTATACCGTTCTATTCTCGCTGTGCGCTCTAACTGTCTACTGAGTAAATCAATTTCTTTAAAGTCCTTGCCTTCTTTATTTTGTTTTATTACTAGGTGAATCAATTGAGCTTCCAGCACGGCGTTAACGCGCTCCAATGGCGTTGAATCATCCCATTTGTCGCGCCTTTTCCAGCTGTGAATCGTATTTACATTTTCGTTCAAAAGCTCAGCAATGCGCGCGATACGATATCCGGCCCAGTATAGTGAACGGGCCGACTTTCTCGGATCTGTGTTATCACTGATTAAATGATCTAATAATTTAACGTTTTGCATGCGTCCTCCCATCACGTCAATTTACCCTTCGATCATCATTTTTTATGCATACGCAAGTTGTGATTTTGGTTTTCACAACTCGGCTTAATTGCTCTCTTTTCTTTGTCAATCCAACATAAGCAAAACAATCAGCATATAAGCAAGGATTACGACAATGACATTAGAAGTTAATAAATCAAAAAAATACAAATCGAAATGGTTTCGCATCGCAGTTGAAGGCGCCACGACAGACGGACGCAAGATACTAAGAGAATGGATCTCGCAAATGGCTCAGAATTATAATCGCGACGTTTATGGTGCGCGTGTAAATTTAGAGCATATCAAAGGTTATTCGCCTGACAGTCCGTTTAAGCGTTATGGCGACGTGTTAGCATTAAAAGCGGAAGAAATAAAAACGGGGCCACTGGCTGGAAGATTGGCATTATTGGCACAAATTGAGCCCACTGATGAATTAATCCAACTCAATAAAACACGTCAGAAAGTTTATTCATCGATTGAAGTTAACCCCGAATTTGCCGACACAGGCGAGGCATATCTTGTTGGACTTGCAGTAACCGACGATCCGGCAAGTTTGGGTACTGAATTTTTAGAGTTTAGTGCAACCGCAAACACTAATCCATTGGCCAGCCGAAAGCTTTCACCAAATAATTTATTTACAGCAGCAGAAGAAACATTGATTGAGTTTGAAGATGACACAGTGGCAGATAAATCTTTTAGTTCAATATTGGAACGTCTCACGAATTTATTCAAAAATAAATCTTCCATTGACTCAACAAAATTTAATCAGCTAGCCGAGATTATTGAACAATTCGCGGCGTCAACAGTAGACCGAGTAACCCAACTTGAAAATCAGGTTAATTTATTAAAAACAGAATTTACCTCAGTAAAAAAACAAAATGATGAATTAATTGAATTATTAAGTGAAACGCCTGATTCACCGTATCGTCCAGTTTCATCCGGTGGTTCGGCCAATATAGAAACTGACTGCTAAAAATTGGTAAATCAAACAATTAATAAAAAATTAACAGAATTAGGAAAACCATAATGAGAAATGAAACCCGAAAGTTATTTAATGGATTTAAACACCGCATTGCGCAGCTTAATGGCATTGATGATTCCAGTGAAAGTTTTGCTGTTAATCCAGAAGTAAATCAAACATTAGAAAAACGCACCCAACAATCATCTGAATTCTTAAGTAAAATTAACTTTGAATTTGTTGACGCACAAGAAGGTGAAAAAGTTGGCGTTGGTGTAACAGGCACAACAGCTGGCACAACAGATACCACAGCACAAGATCGTGAAGCTGTAGATATCTCAGATCTAAACAAATTCCGTTACCGCTGCGAACAAACCAACTACGATACATCAATCCGTTATGCAAAATTGGATGCATGGCGCCACAAAAAGAACTTTCAAACCCTTTTGCGTGATGCCTTAATTAAACAAAAAGCGTTAGATCGTATTATGATTGGATTTAATGGTACCCATCGCGCGCCAACATCTAATAAAACTACATACCCTTTATTACAAGATGTAAATAAAGGCTGGTTACAACATTACCGAGATGATGCACCTGAAAGAGTAATGAACGAAGGTACATTAACACCAGGTAAAATTATTATTGCCAGTAATGGGGGGGACTATAAAAACATTGACGCATTAGTCTATGATGCCGTTGAAAATTTAATCGATCCAGTTTATTCAGAAGACACTGATTTAGTTGTTATTTGTGGTCGCGGGTTGCTCCATGATAAATACTTCCCGATTGCTAACGAAGCAGATAAAAACACCGAAAAAGTAGCGGGTCAAATATTGCTTGCTAAAAAATCAATTGGTGAATTACCGGCATACCGAGTCCCCTACTTCCCTAAGGGATCAATGCTAATTACATCTTTTAGTAACTTAGCTATTTATATTCAAAATGAAACAGCCCGCCGCCAAATTATTGACAACCCTAAACGTGATCGTATTGAAGACTACCAATCTGCTAACGAGGCCTTTGTTGTAGAACGTTATGATGCCGGCTGTTTAATTGAAAATATTGAAGTCAGATAAAGGGGGGGGATAGATGATATCACCAGCACAAAAGTTTTTACAAAAACATTACGCTAAAAAGGAGCGTAATACAGAAAACTTGCGAGCAATCAATGCTTACGAAATGATGCTAGCCAAGCTTAATAACGATCGTATTCGATTAAAAAAATTTCAATCGACAGAAGCAAAAATTGAACTTAAAAAGCAACTTATTCCCGAATATATGGATTGGATTAACGGCGTTCTTGAGTCTGATAATGCTCAACAAGACGATGTATTTATGCGTCTAATGGTATGGATGATTGACACTAAACAATTTGAGCTTGCCTACCCGCTCGCTAAACATGCATTAAAACATAACTGGGTTACACCCGATGAGTACCAACGCCAAACCGCCACACTAATTACCGAAGAGTTAGCTAATACAACGCTCGCACAAATTAGTAATAAACAAACAATTGATACTGATATGTTACTGAATTTTGCCGAATTAGTGGCTAATAAAGATATGTTTGATCAGGTCAGAGCAAAACTCAATAAAGCTATTGGCTATGCGTTAAGAGATACACATCCAGATCAAGCTTTAGGTTATTTAAAGCGAGCACTTGAACTTGACGAAAGTTCAGGCGTGAAAACAGTTATTAAAGAATTAGAAAAGGCCTTAAACAAGACCGATTCTTAACCGAGTGGACCCTCACACCGGGCGGCACCAATTTAAAAAATTATCAACATTTTGCGAATTGGTCCACCGCCTTTTAAAGGTTTTATTATGAGTGATTTTATTGCAATATCTAAAGCGAACGAGGCCGACGAATCTAAAATTAGTAATATTTCGTTTTTCCCTGCCATTGATATTAATGACGTTAGAAAAACTCAGCGGTTAGATGGAACCGTCACAACTGAGCGATTAAAAACAGCAATTGCCAGTGCAATTATTGCAGTAAATGATGACTTATATAACTGGCGGCTAACAAAGCAAGCTGCAGGGATTACATCAATTAACAATTTAAATGACGAACAAATTAATGGTGAATCAAAATATTTAATTTTATACAAGCATGCGGTTTATTCGTGGGCAAATGCGTTATTGAATGAACAGTATATTAATTTTGATGCAACAGCCAAAGCCAAAACCGATATAGATACTAACATTGAAAGCGCCGGTAATTTGTATCGCAATGCTCGTTATGCAATACGTGACATATTGGGTAAATCAAGGTCAACAATGGAGCTGATTTAATGATTGTCTATACAATGCAAAATGAAACCATTGATGCTCTGGCATATCGTATTTTTGGTAGAACCGCCGGCATTGTCGAAATCATTTACAACAACAACCCTATGCTGTGTGAATTGCCCGCAATTTTGCCGATGGGCACCGCTGTTAACGTGCCAGAAGACGTGCCAGCACCACAAAAAAAACTAATTAATTTATGGGATTAATTAAATGACAGAGCCAACAACTACAACATTCACAGCCGTGATCAGTGCGTTTTCAATTTCGATGATATATCCAAACATCGAAAACGGGATAATTTTGGGGGCGCTATGTGGCTCAATCCTGCTTGTAATAAGTGATGAGCGGATCTCTGTACTGCGCAAAATTGTTCTGTTTTTCATAGCGTTCGCAATGGGAATACTGCTGGCCGAATTGACGCTGTATTTACTGTTACCGTTTTTTCCATCAAACGTTCAAGCAAAGGTACCTATCGGTCTGGGCGCATTAGTCGCGTCAGCTGTTAGCGTTAAATTACTGCTTTGGATCATAAAAATGTTTGATGACCCATCAAGTTTATTTGATAAATTCAACAAAGGGGGGAAATCATGACAACCCTAAACGCCTTTTTATGTTTACTTATTGCTGTTCGGTTATTTACGTTTGATAGAAAAAATTTCAAATATAATGCAAGGATAAGCTGGTTAGCATGGTTAATGATAACGTCAAGCGCTTCTGTTTTTATGTTTTCATTTTTTGATTTACTCCATCGCGCATACTATGCGCAAGTCATTATGAACATGACGTTATTAATATGTTTTATAAAGAGCAAAGGCAACATAGCGATATTGTGTCGCTCACAACTTAGACGGAAAAAGAGAGGCAAGCAAAGTGATAACAACTGAACAATTACAAAGCATTGCAACTAAGCTTGATGTAGAGCTAGCAATGATTCAGGCGGTAACAAAAATTGAGGCTAGATCATCCGGGTTTAAAAATGGCCTGCCAGTAATTTTATTTGAACGGCATATCTTTTACCGCCAGTTAAAAAAGAATGGATTTAACGTTGAGCAACTTGCTAAAACTTATCCAGATTTAATTAATCCGTCAGCGGGTGGCTATCTCGGAGGAAATCGTGAAAACTACAGGCTAACACTGGCAAAACAAATCGACACTAAGTCAGCAATTGAAAGTGCGAGCTGGGGGTTATTTCAAATAATGGGCTTTCATTGGCAATTATTGGGCTATGAATCGGCAATTCAGTTTGAAAAACTAATGACAAAAAGCGAAGAAATGCAACTCGATGCTTTTTACCGTTTTGTTGCCCACAAATCAAATAGCAAATTATTACAGGCGATGAAAGATAAAGATTTTCCAGTCTTTGCCAGACTTTACAATGGCCCGGCGTACAAAAAAAATAGTTATGATCTAAAACTAAAAGAGGCGTATGAAAGTTATGCTAAAAAGTAAGGCTGTTGCTTTGTTAAGTGGGTTTATTCCTCATTTTATTAAATTTGCCCCGTGGTTATTACTTTTCGTATCAATTATATTTTTATGTCAATTAACAGCTAAAAATAAACAATTAAATGTTGATAACGAAACATTAAGAGAGGACAAAGAGGAGCTGATCGGGATCATTGATTATAAAAACAATCAACTTATCGAGCTTGACGAACTACATAGAAACAATGAACAACAATTAATAAATCAAAGAAATCAACTACAAACTGCTGATATATTAAATCGTCAATATAAAAAAGAATTGGAGCAACTTATAAATGAAAATGAACAGTTACGCGAATGGTCTAATAATGATTTGCCTGCTTCTATTAAGCGGTTGTACTCACGTCCAGAAATCACGGGAAGTGACGACTATCAAGGTTGGCTGTCCAGTCGTAACGCCATGTTATCTGCCAGCAAACAACCTGAAAAATAATAGAACCCTAATTGATGACAACAGGGATATTTTGACAGCATGGCATCAATGTGCATTACAGATCGATATGATTTATCAATGTCAACAGGCTCAGCATGAAAAAAATTAATCAGCTTCGCAAAGTTCTTGAGGAGAATAATTTATTTATCAAGACCAATCCTGAAAAATTACATATATTCATTGACGATGGAGACGTCACAGCAACTGCCGCAAAATCGCTGAGTTTTGAATACGAGTATCAAGTTAATTTAATCATCACTGATTATGATCAGCCTATCGACTATTTAATGGTACCAATCATTAGCTGGATGTATATTAATCAACAGGAATTTATGGCTAATCCTGAACTAAGAAAAGGGGCCATAAAATTTGAGGTCGAGCAATTAAATAATAATACAGCAGATGTTAGTATTGAATTAAAACTAACCGAGCGAGTTATTGTCAAAAGTGGAACGTCAGGACTTGAATATAAACATGTTATTGATGAACCACCAGCGGATCTGCGACCAGATTGGATCAACGAAATATGGCCGATGAATTAAATAAATTACATGATTATGCGAGCGGCATATTGACGCAATTAAGCAGCAATAATCGATCTATTCTCGCGCGTGAAATTGCCAGGCGATTAAGAGAAAACAATCGCAAACGAATTATTGCTCAACATCAACCCGACGGTACCTCATTCGAGCCGCGAAAACAGCAAAAATTCATAAAAAAAAGGGGCAAAATTAGGCGTAAAATGTTTACAAAATTACGCACAACAAAATTTTTGCGCACAGCGGCAAACAGTAATCGCGCAACAGTACAATTTATTAGCTCGGTCTCCCGCATCGCACGTATTCATCATTATGGATTGCGCGGAAGGGTTAACAAAAACGACAGTTGGACAATTAAGTACCCTTCACGGCGTTTGCTCGGTATTAATCAGCACGACTATAAGATGATTGAACAAATCACGGTTGCACATCTAGCCACTAAGTTGTAAATACAATTTTTACAACTCGGTCAGCTTTATTGTTTATCTATAAATATTAATGATAACGCCATGCAAAGTTATCATCCCGCCGACCTAGTCGACATTTTACGAAAAATTGAAAACCTGATCCGCCCCGGTGTTATTTGTAAAACCAATGGCGATCGGGTTAAAGTCCGTACTGGTGAATTAATTACCGCATGGTTGCCATGGTTTACCCATCGCGCGGGTAAAAGCCGCACATGGTGGAGGCCATCCGTTGGTGAGCAAGTATTCATTTTAAGCCCTAATGGTAACCTTTCGTTAGGTTGCGTATTACCTAGCATATATTGTGATGCTAATCCTGCCCCATCTAAGTCTGAGGATGGTTATTTTGTGACATTCCCTGATGGCGCATCATTTGAATATGAACCCGAAACAAGCCAATTAACCATCAAAGGTATCAAAACGGCTGTAATTGAAGCAAGTGAACAAATTACCGCTAAAGCAGGAGCAAAAATCCATCTCGACACCCCACTAGTTGAATGTAGTGATCATATAACGTTCAAATCATTCAGCGCTAGCGGTGGCGGAGCCAAAGGTAGCACCGGAACCTTAACTGGTAACGTAATTCATAAACAAGGTCAATTATCATCGAACGGCATTGTATTAGACTCTCACACCCATATCGGCGTTAAAGCTGGCGGTGATTCAACAGGAAAACCACAATGAGTTATATCGGCATGAATAGCAAAACGGGACGAACAATAACTGATATGGATCATATAAATCAATCAGTTAAAGATATATTGATGACGCCGATTGGCTCACGAGTTGAGCGACGCGACTATGGCTCATTACTCTTTTTATTGTTAGATAATCCAAATACAGATGCAACCCGATTAAGGGTTATATCAGCTACAGTGATGGCATTAAATCAATGGGAAAAAAGAATTAAATTAGATGCTGTCAACGTTTCAACAGATAAAGAAAAATTAACGCTACAAATAACTGGGTCACGCACCGACAAACCCAATCAATCATTTACTAGCGATATTGAGGTGATGACATGGCCACACTAACAAATTTGTCAAAATTACCATCGCCAGATGTGGTTGAATTAGTAGATTTTGAAGCATTATATAACCAGCGCAAAGCAAAATTTATATCACTCTATTCGTCTGATCAGCAACAAGAAGTAGCAAAAACGTTACAATATGAAAGTGAGCCAATTGTTAAGCTGTTACAAGAGAGCGCTTATTACGAGTTAATTTTACGTCAACGTATTAATGAGGCATCACAAGCGCTGATGATTGCTCACTCCAAAGGAAATGATTTAGATAATTTGGGCGCTAATTTCAATGTTTATCGCTTAATTATACAACACAGTGACAATACCGTATCGCCAGCAATTCCAGAAATTAAAGAATCTGACGACGATTTTAGAATGAGGATCCAGGCTGCATTTGAAGGGTTATCTGTCGCCGGCCCTCGCGCGGCGTATGAGTTTTATGCTCGCAGTGCGGACGGTCGAGTATTAGATGCCGCCGCAGAAAGCCCCTTCCCCGCTTGTGTCACATTAGCAATATTGGCTCGCGATAATAACGGTATTGCCTCAGATGAATTGATCGACATTGTAAAAAAAGCAGTTAATCAAGATGACCGCCGTCCGGTTGCTGATAGAGTGACTGTCAAATCAGTAGAATTAATTGACTATCAAATCAACGCTAAACTATATTTATATCCCGGCCCAGAATCAGAACCTATAAAAAAAGCCGCCACTGAAAATTTACAAGCTTATATCACTGAAAAACATCGAATTGGACGACGTATTAATCGCAGCGCCATCATTTCAGCATTGCATGTGGTTGGTGTTCAACGTGTCGAGCTATTAGCTCCCGCTCACGACATACCGATCAATCGTGAGCAGGCAAGTTATTGTAATAGCTACAAGGTAGAGGTCGCAGGATATGACGAATAAAACGTTATTACCGCCCTCTGCGACGGCGTTGGAAAAGAAATTATCGCGAGCTATAGCTAGCACCCCTCCTGTCCCGTTACGGTCATTATGGGATCCAATGACCTGTCCATATGAATTATTGCCTTACTTGGCATGGCAATATAGTGTCGATCGTTGGGATGAAAAATGGCCAGAACAGACTAAAAGAAAGGTTATAGCAGAAGCATTTGAAATCCATCAACTAAAAGGGACTAAAGAAGCTATTCGACGAGCTGTTGAGCCTTTTGGGCACTTAATAAATATTACTGAGTGGTGGCAAACAAATTCCGAACCGGGCACTTTTTCGATTGATGTTGGCGTATCAGACGACGGCATTACTGACGAGTCATATGATGAACTAACCCGAATTATTGATGATGTTAAACCAGTATCCCGCAAATTAGTGGGGCTTGCATTACACATCATGACGGTTGGCAACACTACGATAGGGGCATCGGCGTATGATGGCAACACGATTAGCATTTATCCTTACATTACAGAAACAATCATTACACAATCCGAAGGCCATTTTGGCGCAACTATTCATTTAATCGATACAATGAGTATAACATTATGAATCAAACCTACTATACAATTTTGACTAAACAAGGGGCGGTATTGTTAGCTAATGCTACCGCACTGGGAGTGCCGCTTAAAATAACTCAAATGGCGGTTGGAGATGGTAATGGCATTATACCTAAACCAGATGCAAACCAAACCAATTTAGTGCACGAAGTTAGACGTGCAGCTATCAACACCTTATTTATTGATAAAGAAAACCCCAATCAAATTATTGCAGAACAAGTTATACCTGAGTCCGATGGGGGCTGGTTTATTCATGAAATTGGCTTGTTTGATGATGAAGGTAATCTAATCGCCGTCGGTAACTGCCCTACTACCTATAAACCTAAATTAGCGGAAGGCAGCGGCCGCACACAAGTGATTAGAATGATTATTGTGGTTGATAATGTTAATGCTGTGGCGCTTAAAATCGACCCATCAGTGGTATTAGCGACCCGTCAATATGTGGATGATTTGATTACTTCTAAAATGACAGCTCATGAAAAGTCAACTAATCATCCAAATGCAACAACCTCATCAGAAGGATTTGTACAATTAAATTCAGCTATTGATTCTAATCTCGAAAACCAAGCTGCAACACCATTAGCTGTCAAAAAAGTCTATGATTTAGCAAACGGAGCGGTAAAAAAAACGGGTGACACCATGACGGGGCAATTAATATTGTCGAAAAATGGACTGAAAATCAATTATGACAACAAAAATATAATGGCTCTTATAGCGTCAGATGATAATTATTCACACGTTTTTTATAATGCAGAAAAAAAACAATGGTTGAGTAAACTTATTTACAATTCGACTACAAATTCATGGAATTTTCAATATATTGATGACGTAGCGATCAATGGTAAATCAGTGCTAAAAAATGGTGATGCGATACAAACATTTGGTGACTTGTTTACAACAATAAATTTAAACGATCTGACAGGGGCAAACGAGGGTATATATTATCAAGGTCGCAATGTATCAGCTATTGAAGGACGTGGTTACCCAATTAATGAAGCAGGTACTCTGCAAGTTTTTAAAAATGGCGCCGATGGTGCGGGATGTTGTCAAATTTATACTACATATAGAAATGCACGACAATTTATTCGTAACTATCGGGGAGGTACCAAAACTTGGGAGGGGTGGAATGAGGTTATTACGACGGGGAATAGCGGATCTTTCATAAAAAAAGGTGACTATGGTATAGGCTCATTTACAGGCGCACAGTTAGATAATCCGAATCCAGTACTACCAGGGGGATGTTATGCAACTCGAACAACTGAGTTTCCAGAACTAACAGAATTTAAAAATCGGGATGATTCAGCTAGCCTAATTGTTTTTCCTGCAACAACTAAAAATTGGTGTGTTGAAATGCTAGCTGTCGTTCAAAATATTTTGCCAAGAATCTTTTTCAGATGTGCAACAATAAATGGCAAACAACAGCTACACGAGGTTGTCACGACAGCAAACATTAACAATTATATCCCTGTCGGTGTTCCATTACCATATCCCACTAACAAACCGCCTGCAGGGTGGTTTGAGTGTAATGGTTCAACATTTGATAAAAGCAAATTTCCGAAATTAGCAAATGCATATCCATCGGGGTATTTACCAGATTTAAGAGGGGTGTTTATTAGAGGGTTGGATACCGGCTCTGGATTAGATCCGAATCGAGGTATTTTGAGTTATCAGGGCGATGCTATCAGAAATATCTGGGGTGAAATATCACCCATTTCTGAGTCATTTGCCGCCGATCCGATCGCATCCGGCGCATTTAGATATTTTGAAAAACACGCTGATCATACGCCTTCTCACATCGACGTTGGCAGTGTTGGTGGTGTCACATTCGACGCATCACGAGTTGTACCAACAGCTAACGAAAACCGTCCTTCTAACGTCGCATTTATGTATATTGTTAAAGCAGAATAAAGGAGAAAAATAATGAAATATGAATTACAACCACAATCAGCAGTATTAGACGATAACGGTTTAACAATTTCGGCTGGCTGGGCTATTATTTATAGCGTTGATGCAAAAGGTGAATTTTTACAAACCACTTATCAATATTTACCGATAGGCGTTGGCTTACCTGCTCATGCTTACTTAGAAGCCCCGAAAAACGTTAAAGATAATCAAGCCATTATTCACAATGGCCAACAGTGGACTTACCCAAAAGATTTTCGTGGAACGACAATTTACTCAATCGAAACAGGTGCGGAAGTGACCATGCAAGAAGTGGGTGAAATCCCTGATGGCTATACAACATTAAAACCAACCAGTGAATTTGATAGCTGGGATGGTAAAAAATGGCAATTAGATGTCAGCAAGCAGCATCAATATGAAGTCAATCAAGCTTCAGCTAAGAAAATTCAGCTTATTACTGAAGCAACAGCGCAAATCAGTTATTTACAAGATGCGGTCGAATCAGAAATTGCCAGTGAGCAAGAAACACAATTACTCGCCGAATGGAAAAAATATCGTGTTCTAGTTAATCGCATTGATATCGAACAAGCGCCAAATATTGATTGGCCAAAACAGCCAAAATAACAATTTGTGAACTATTATTCTGGATAATTGTATTAATTTTCTGAGTATATAGCACAATTATCTGGAATATCTTTATTTATAAATACACCGCTCACTTACGCAAGTTGTAAATTCAGCTTTCACAAATCGAACAACTAACACCCTTAACGTCAATATGCAAACATTCCCCTATATTTTGTAATTCACAAATTTACTGGAGAACACAAATGCCAAATGACTACCACCACGGCGTCAGGGTCATAGAAATCAACGAAGGTGCACGCACAATCAGAACAGTTTCAACAGCTGTTATTGGTATTGTTTGTACTGGCGATGATGCCGATGCAACGTATTTCCCGCTTAACACACCAGTTTTGATTACCAACGTCAATACAGCAATCGGTAAGGCCGGTTCAACTGGGACATTGAAACAATCACTAGAAGCAATCGCAGATCAATGCTCACCGGTCATTGTTGTTGTTCGTGTTGAAACTGGTGCAACCGATGAAGACACTACAGCAAATATCATTGGTACAACAACAGCCGAAGGTAAATATACTGGCATGAAGGCCCTGCTTTCAGCTCAAACGCAATTGAAGGTTAAGCCGCGCATTTTAGGCGTGCCTGGTTATGACTCTTTGCCGGTTGCTACTGCGCTAATATCATTAGCGCAGAAATTGCGAGCCTTTTGTTATGTTTCAGCTTATGGGGCTAAAACCAAAGAAGATGCCGTGCTTTATCGCGATCAATTGGGTGCGCGCGAGGCGATGGTAATTTGGCCTGATTTTGTCGGTTTTGATACCACACAAAAACAAAATGTTACCTTAGCCGCGACAGCGCGAGCGTTAGGTCTACGTGCCCAAATCGACCAAAAAGTTGGCTGGCATAAAACATTATCAAATGTTCCTGTCAATGGCGTCACTGGCATTTCTAACGATGTATTTTGGGATCTGCAAGAGGAGAGCTCCGATTCAAATTACTTAAACGAGCACGATGTAACTACCTTAATTTGCAATCAAGGATATCGCTTCTGGGGATCTCGCACTTGCTCAGCGGACACATTCTTTGCATTTGAAAACTACACTCGTACCGCACAAGTGTTAGCTGACACTATCGCCGAGGCACAATTCGCGTTAGTTGATGCGCCAATGCACGCGTCATTAATCAAAGATTTAATTGAATCAATCAATAACAAATTCCGCGAATTAAAATCTAACGGCTACATTGTTGATGGTAAAGCATGGTTTGACCCTGAGGTAAATACACCAGACATCCTAAAGGCCGGCAAATTATATATTGATTATGATTACACCCCTGTCCCGCCTCTTGAAAATCTCATGTTGCGCCAGCGAATCACTGACAAATATTTGGTTGATCTGGCAAACTCCGTGGCTTCTAATTAAGGATATCAACAATGGCACTTCCAAAAAAACTCAAATACTTTAATGTTTATGTAGATGGGACCTCATATATCGGGGAAATAGAATCATTTACACCGCCGAAACTGACACGCAAGCTTGAAAATTATAGAGGAGGAGGTATGCCCGGCGTAGCTCCAATCGATCTTGGCTATGATGATGACGCTTTAACCGTCGAATGGTCAATTGGCGGCCTTGCTTACCAAGTACTAAAAAAACATGGCGGTTTAATCAATGGTGTTACTTTGCGATTTGCCGGAGCTTATCAAAAGGATGATAGCGAAGATTTTGTAAAAGTCGAAATCATCGTCAATGGACGCCATAAAGAACATGATCGTGGTGAATTAAAACAGGGTGAGAGCAACTCAACCAAAATTACCACGCAATGCACTTACTATAAAGAGATTATCGATAACGAGGAAATTACAGAAATCGATTTTATTAACATGATTGATAAAGTCGGCGGTAAAGATCGTTTAGAACAGGCCCGCCGTGCAATCGGCATTTAACTTCCAATCTAAAATATAGCCCTTACGGGCTATCATAAATCCTAAAATATGAGGGTAACACTATGCAAAACACACAAAAAATTAAATTAAAAGCAGGGGTCCAATCTGGTAAAACAACTATTAGTGAATTAACAATTCGAAAACCACTAACCGGAGATCTTCGTGGAGTTAAATTGCTGGATTTTATCGAGCTCGATATTGATTCTTTAGCTAAAGTATTGCCTCGAATTACAACCCCACAAATCGCAGCGCATGAAGTTTTTGATCTCGATTTAATCGATTTATCTGAAATCACACAAGTTATTGCCAGTTTTTTGTCAGAGACATCGAAGAATGCCCCGACGGAATCCCCCGCCAAGTAGAGGATGCGATCGCAGATGTTGCGCTGGTATTTCATTGGCAACCATCTGCTATGTTTGATTTTACATTGCCAGAGTTGATGTCGTGGCGAGAACAGGCACGAATACGGAGCGGAGCGAATGAATAACTTACAGTTAAATGTAAATTTAATGGGTGTTGATAAAGTTAGTCGTCCCCTTCGCAACGCTACGAATGGCGCCAAGCTATTGGCGCAGCAATTAACAGACACACGCAATAAGCTAAATCAATTAAACAACACACAAAAAAATGTAAATGGATTTATTCAGTTAAAAAAACAATTTAGCGACGCTCAAAATAAAGCTAAATCACTAGCACTTGAGTTGAAAAGCGCGCAGCGCCCCACAAAATCACTGCAAAACGCCTTTAACGCAGCGACAATAGAAGTTAAAAAGCTAAAAGAAAAGCTAACGCCGTTAAGGCAGGAATTGCAAAAATCAGGAATTAGCACTAAAAATCTAGCACAACACCAAATAAATTTAAAAAACAATATTCTAGCGACAAATCACAGCATTAACCAGCAATCCGAGCGTTTACGACAATTAAATCAGCGTCAATCAAAACTAAATCAAATCAAAACAAAATATGATGCTGGCATGCAACGCGCGGCTGTTCTGGGGGCTGTTGGATATGGCTCATTATCAACTGGACGAACTGTATTTAGAGGATTAAAAAACCTGCTTCATGTAGGTTATGAATTTGACGCCAGCATGAGCGCTACCCAAGCAGTTACAAGAATTGATAATAAAAACGATCCAAGGATGTTGGCATTAAGACAGCAAGCAAGACAATTACCCCTCATATCAAAATTTACTGATAGTGAAGTCGCTCAAGGGCAATATTTTCTCGGTAGAACTGGGTTCACACCAGAACAAATCTTAAAAGCCATGCCCGGCATGTTAGATCTCTCAGCCGCTGGCGACGTCGATTTAGCAACTACAGCGGATATTGCGTCTAACATTCAAATGGCGATGGGATTGCCAGCCGAAAGGATGGATCATGTTGCTGATATTTTAACAGCAATGTTTACTCGTAATAATGTTGATATTCCTATGCTGGGTGAGTCCCTTAAATATTCCGCCGGGGTCGGAGCATCATTTGGTCAAAGCCTAGCAACTATTGCAACATTAACGGCTGTAATGGGGAATGCCGGCATACAAGGCAGTCAATCCGGCACAACACTTCGTCAAATTTTGGTCAGACTAGGAACATCAAACGCAGTTGCAAAATTGGGTGTTAAAGTTGCTGATAAAAACGGTAATATGCGCGATGTTATTGACATTATGTCAGAGATCGCCGAAGCAACTAAGCATATGGGTAACGTGCAACGCGCAAGTATAAATAAGGCGATTGCAGGACAAATCGGACTAACCGGATTTGAAGTTTTACTAAAACAAGCTGAAAGCGGTTATCTAAGAACAATGCGCGGAGAGCCGGGGCAATATGATGGAGAAGCTGCAAGAGTAGCAAAAACAAAACTAGATAACCTTGCTGGTGATATGACAATGCTCCACGCAGCATTTGAGAATATTAGCGTAGAATTATTTGAAAACAATAATGAATGGTTACGTGATGCTGTCCGCGGGTTAACTCACGTATTGCATAAAATTGGAGAGTTCCTCAAAAAACACCCTGCCCTCTCAAAAGCTATTGTAATGCTGGGTACAGGTATAGCAATCGTCAGTGCGGCATTTGGTGCATTTGCGCTAGTTTTAATGACTGTATTCGGTCCAATGTTGATGACAAGGTTTTTATTATCCCGGCTAGGCTTAGAGTTTGGCGGGTTATTTATAAAAACAAAAGTTGTTCGTGGCGGATTCAAGTCATTAATTAAAACGATGTTATCATTTGTTGGAGCGCCATTCAAAAGAACCAGTTCAGCTATCCAATCCCTAGGTCGTTCTTTAGCAAAAACATCTAAAGCCCCAAAAAAATTTGGCGGAGCATTTAAAGGTGTTGGTAATACGTTATTAAATTTCACGCGCTCACCAATAAAATCATTAAAAAAATGGATTAGCGGTATAGGGAAAACATTAATCACTGTAGCGCGTTCACCCGTGAAATCATTCGCCAGTCTGGGGCGAGGATTCCTATTATTCGCAGGTTCACCGATTAGATCGTTTGGTAGTGCTTTTTTGGGTTTAGGGCGGACATTATTTTCGTTCTCTCGCATCCCCGGCATTATATCTGTTGCATTTAGAGGGCTTTTTGTTGTTCTTGGGCCCATTGGTTGGATTTTGGGTGCTATCGCTGCAGTTGGTCTCACTATTTATAAATATTGGCAACCATTAGAAGCTTTTTTCTCGGGTTTTTGGGAAGGTTTGAAAGAGGCATTAAAACCGGTTAGAGAAGAGTTCTCTTTTCTCGACCCTATTGTTAAAGCCGTTGGCGATACCTTTAAATGGTTTGGTAAAAAAATCGATGAATTAACAAAATGGTTTAAAGGTTTATTTACTCCGGTAAAATCAACAAAAAAAGAACTAAAAGAAGCCAAAAACGCCGGAAAATCGTTCGGTCGCACGGTAGGCGGAGCCGTTCGATGGGTACTATTAAAATTCAAAAGTTTATTTTTGAAAATAAAGGAAATTATTGATTACATTGCCGGTACTCCAGAGAGAATAGGGAAAACAATTAAAGAGCTCAAAGAGGCATTACTTGGTGAGGATGGAATTGTCGCAGAATGGAAGAAAAAAGGGCAAAGCATCGCTGATAATTTAAAAGATGGTATTTCGGATAAGTGGTCTCAAACAAAAAATGCCGTTAGCGGATTTGGTGCCAGCGTAGGCAATTGGTTTGCAGCCGCATTGAACGCATCACCGCCAGCCAAGCTAGGTTTATTTACAGTAGATGGTTATACTAGCGGCGTTAAACGACGACAACCGACCGCATTAAAAGCAGTCAACAAACTCGGGAATAACGTAAGTAGCAAATTTAAAAAATCATTAGACATTCATTCACCATCCCGCGTATTCGCTAAATTCGGGGGATACACGGTTGATGGTTACGTCCGGGGTATTGAAAATAAACAATCAACCGCACTGCAATTTATACATCAACTGGGTAATGGGATTAGTAACCAATTTAAAAAATCATTGGACATTCATTCACCATCGCGAGTATTTGCTAAATTTGGCGATCATACGGTTGACGGTTATATAAAGGGCGTCAATCGCACTCAGCCTGCGGCGACAAAAGTAATAAGTAAATTGGCAAATAAGATTACTTCGAACCCAAGTGGCGTTGTTATCGATAAACGCGTTCCGCTTAGCCAATCTTCTAATGCGTCACAATATTATATCACCATCAATGCCTCCCCCGGCATGAACGAACAAGATATTGCGCGGTTTGTTATCAAAGAGCTTGATCGCCGCGATCGCAACAATTCAGCACAATTTAGAAACAGTTTAAGGGATATCGATTAATATGATGATGTGTTATGGCTTATTTGTTTTCAGCTTAAAAACAATACCCTATCAAACAGCAGAAGAGAACAAGGACTGGCGTTACCCAACTAACTCACGTGTTAATCAGCGGTCAGCATTACAATTTATCGGACGGGATAATGAAACTATTACGCTGTCAGGAGTTTTATATCCAGAACTGACAGGTGGCCGGTTAAGTTTGGCATGGCTTGAAAGAATGGCCGATTTAGGTTATTCGTGGCCATTGATAGAGGGAACAGGGATTCCGCTTGGTTTTTTTGTAATGACAAATCTAAAAAAAACTAAAACAGAATTTTTCAAAGATGGCGCTCCGCGTAAAATTGAATTTACCATTTCACTAACAAAGGTTGACCCGCCAGACTGGTTGCCGTTTGCTGACATCATAGGGATGATATGAAACAACCCGCTTATACAATTAGTATTGATAACAAGGATATAACTTCTAATTTTGACAAACGCTTGATATCAATGCAAATTACAGAAAACCGAGGATTAGATGCTGATTCAATCTCAATCGAATTAGATGATAGCGATGGTGCCCTTGAGCTGCCAAAACGAGGAATTGAAATTAGCGTATCGCTGGGATGGTTTAATGACAATGTAATTTTGCAAAATATTTTTACCATTGACGAGTGCGAGCACACAGGCACGCCCGACGTTCTATCAATCAGGGGCAAAAGCGCAAATCTTCGTGACTCGCTAAATGAAAAACGCGAGAAAAGCTATGATAGTACTACATTGCACGCAATCGTTGCAGAGATAGCAAAACGCCATAATTTAGACTATCGAATCGATAAAAATTTAGGCGATGAAAGTATTACACATTTAGATCAAACAAATGAGTCTGACGCATCATTTTTAACTCGCATCTGTAATGATCTAAATGCCGCAGCAACATTAAAAAATGGAATGCTAATAGTGTTCAAAAAAGGCATTGCAAAAACAGTAAATGGGAAAGATATACCAACGACAACAATTACCAGAAAACTTGGTGATCAGCATCGATTTGCCATCGCTGATCGCAAAGCATATACAGGTGTAAAAGCGTACTGGATTGATTATAGGCAGCAAAAAAAGCAACAAGCAAAAGCCACCAGAAAACCGAATAAAACACAAAATCAGAATAAACAAACAAATGACAATGGTGTATTGGTCGGCGCAGACGGTAACGTAAAAATATTACGACATACATATGCCAGTAAACAAAACGCATATAGAGCGGCTCGCAATGAGTGGGAAAAATTACAGCGAGGGGCTTCACAATTTAGCATCAATCTAGCCGAGGGCCGCCCGGATATGTACCCAGAAATGCCGGTTGAAGTTAGCGGATTTAAAAAAGAGATTGATTCAACTTTATGGACAATCACCCGATGCACGCACACACTAAATAGTGCTACCGGGTATACTACATTCGTAGAGCTGGAAATAAAATTACAAGATGATGAAATACCGCTAGAAGAACAAAAGGATAAATAACATTTTGATTAAAATGGAAATTATGTTAAAATCCTGTTTAATTTAGTTCAACAGCTAAAGAGGTGTAAAATCAATGAAATGTCCGCACTGCAAATCAAAAACCACAATTCGAACTAGCGAAGAAATCAGCCCTATTACGCGCAAGCAATATCGACAATGTACTAATGTTTACTGTTGTCATTCATTTGTTGTATTGCAATCAGTTTCACTAACAATAGTTCCAAGCGCTATGCCAGATCCAACAGTTAATATCCCGTTATCATCAAAACATCATGCCGCATAAAACGGGGCTATGCCCCGCTACCTTCGGTATTCGCTTTCTGAGTATTCATTGACCTTAATAATATTTCATGCAGTAAGCACAAACCTATTTTTAAGTCTCGTTCCGACAAATCCGCATCAATCATTAATCTACTGACAAATTCCGCGCGTTCTATTTTAATATCATTTATTATTGATTCATCCATTCGCACCTCCATTACTGTTGTTTTATACAGTATATTTATTAGTTATTTTATTTTCAATAGATTTTTTAAAATTTTTATTTCAAATATATGTTTTATTTGAATATATATGCAAAACCGCATTATTTTTTGGCAAAAATGAAAATAAATATTAACTAGATCACATAAACAGGTGGCGAAAAGATTATGACGCATTAATGGATAATCCATATAAGTTATAAATCATCAAGTTTAGGCTTTTTGGGTTTTTAATAAAAAATCCACCGCCATTTTACCGCCACTTAATATTTTTTAAGATTTTATCGGAAGGAAAGGTAACAGGTAAGTTATTGATTTTATAGAATTTTAATGGTGGGTTGTGAGGGGATCGAACCCGCGACCAATTGATTAAGAGTCAACTGCTCTACCGACTGAGCTAACAACCCACTGGAAATTCGCATTATTCTATATAACTTTATAGAGTAATGCAATATCTTCTAGTTTGAAATTAATATAATAACTAAATTCAACACGCTTTTCTTGCTACATAGTAACATGCAAACCGACAATACCAATAACAATAACACTTAGACCAAATATTCGCGTGCAATTTTTGGGCTCATTAAATATAAACATATTAGCTAATACGGCGCCGGAAGTACCAAGTCCTACCCAAACAGGGTAAACGATACTTAAATCTAAATATTGAAGTGAAAAATAAAACAGTGTGAACGAAACGAAAAATCCACCCCAATATAGCATTAAGCGAAACAAGCTTTTTTGCTGAGAATAAAGTTTAAGACCAATAGCGCCAACAACTTCAAAAATTGCAGCTATTAAAATAAATAACCATCCCAT